AGCATACACAGTATAGCACACTTGGTTTTACGCCGAAATCGCAAAACCGTGCCAATGTTGTGGCGGGAGAGTGCCGATTACTGTCGTATTAAATCTTATTAAAATGATATCATTTCGCATACTCGTCGCTAATTTTTTTTATGAGCAGTGCTTTATTAATCTTTCCTAGCGGTGTCACGGGCAAGCTAGGACATATTCGAATGTCGCGAGGAACTTTATATGATATTAGATTATTTGCAGCATAGTCCCTAAGCTGATTAACATTAATTTCGTGCTGCGCTTCTGGTACAACATAAGCTCTACATACATTTCCCATTGTAGAATGCGGAATTGGGAGCACAGCAGCCTTATTGACAAATGGGTACGACAGTATGACTTTCTCAATTTCTGCGGGGTAAACGTTATAACCGCCAATATTGAACATATCATCTTTTCTACCGCACAAATGAACCTTTTTGTTTGTATCTTCAAAGGCCATATCACCAGATAGAAAATATCCATCGGGTGTTACTGGAAGATCTGCATTAATATATTTTTTAATTACGGAATCGCCTTTGTAAGCTAATTGCCCTATGGAACCAGAAACAACAGCATTAAAACTATCATCGACGATTTTATAACTGAGCTCCGGAATAATTTTGCCAACTGTGTGCGCTATGTCGATAAGTGAGGCTTTCCCGCCAAAACCAGAACAGAAGCCACTCGTTTCTGTCATACCTAATGGATTTGAGCAGATGTCACAAATATCAAGTATTTTTTTGATTACAGATTCATTTGAAGGGGCGGCTCCTATGGCACACCACCTTACACTGGTTAGTTTGAACGATTTGAAATTTGGGAGCCTAAAGTACATATTCCACATGGCGGGTACGCCAGTTAAAATCGTGGCCCCATATTTTTCAGTATTAGATAGTACAGATTGAGGGTTAAAGCTTTTATGTATTATTAGAGTGCTACCTGATAACAATGGAATTATCCCCCATTGTACGGCACCACTAACATGATTTATAGGAACATGGTGTTGAATAATATCTTCAGGAGAAAGGCCGTAAGGAGCTCTAAATTCCCGAACTTGTGCAAGGCCGGCAGTAAGAATGCTGCGGTGAGTTAGTAAGGCCCCCTTAGGCATACCGGTCGTACCAGATGTGAAAACGACAAAGACAACGGACTCTTCTGAAATTGTTGCTGCGATTTTTTCAACGTTTGAGGTATCCTTTGGGTAGTAATCTACTTGCGAAATTGGTAGGGTCTTGACAATTTCATTTGGTATTTTTAACGTAGGAGATTTATCATGTATGAAGATCTTGGGTGAAATAACACTTATTTGTCCAACAATTTCTAGCTCGGGAGATTTTGCATGAAACCCCGATAATGAAACACCTAACATGGAACAAGCAAAATACATGAAAAAGAATTCTGGGCATCCATCTAACATATATGCAATGGTATCTCCACCTCGAATACCCATTTCAAGAAGTGCAGATGCAAAATATAGCGAATTGTCCCTGAGCTCTCTATATGTGATTTTAATTCCATTATATATTAAGGCAGTCTGCATAGGCAGAGTGTCCGCCCAATAGAACATGTAGTCAAAAATCCGCTTAAAATGCATATTGCTAACTCCTTAAATCTTATATTTTGTATCAGCGTTCTTTCTTATTACCTTGGCGGGGATCCCGAATACATACTGGTCATCCGGAATATCTTTGGTGACAACACTGTTTATACCAATAAAAGCGTTTTCGCCAACTACCACACTGGCATTAATTACACATCGAGGTGCTATCCAACAACCTTTTTTTATTAGTGCACTTCCGGCAATCCCCGTCCCTCCGGCAATCAATACACATTCTCCAATTTCTGCATTGTGACAAATGCAGCATTGTGCATCAATCTTTACATGATCCTTAATTACCGTATCTGAAAGGGTTCCGCGGGCAACAATTGTGTCGGCCCCCAGAAATACATTGTTACCAATTGTGACTCCTCCCATATGAGGGATCATTGTACTCGTTCCATCGTCATTTAAATAATGGCCGAATCCCCATGTTCCGACACGTACGCCTGATTCGATAATAACGTTATTGCCGATAACTACGGAGCCTTCGATTGAAACATGGCTACCGATGGAACAGTTGTTCCCAATTACTACATCTGGACCGATATAGCTAAAGGCTCCTATGGACAGGTTTGATCCTATATGCGTAGACTCAATGACTGAGTGCTGTGAGTAATCAGTTATGGCCGGTTTATAGAAGAAATACTCAATAATTTTGAAGAAGGTCTTGTGTGGGTTATCTACTTCAATAACATTGCATTGCAGAATAGGTGTGTTACCAAATTGAGGAAGAATTACTAAAAGATCAGCCTTGGAAGCTAGTATTTGATATGTTTCGATATCTACCTGTCTAGCCCAAGTAATTGCCTGTGCTACTGTTTTTTTTAACGGGCAAAAAGTAGTTACATCAAAATCTGGATTGCCTGAAAAGGTATAACACACGCCCGTATGATCTAAATAATTTGTGATTTCGCTAATTTTCACTTGACACCTCCTGCTCAGACACTATAAAACTTCGAGTGAACTTTTTTTCTTCATAGATAAGGCTATCCGTCTTATTACATAGGTATTTTTTGACAAACCAAATAGGTTCATTATAACCAGCGAGAGCTTTTAAAAAAACGCTACTAGTTATTGCTGGATGAGCGTCAATAAGCCAGAAGACTCCATGTGCCCATTTCCCCTGGAGATTCATAGGCCCTCGCGAATCTAAAGCTTTACAAATTGCTTCAGCCTGATGGCATAGCGCAACATTTCTTATTGATGTACCCTGCGTTATACCGGAAGAAATAGCATATGTCTGACCGTTGTGACTAATTTTACTTTTGCAAGATATAGCGGAATCAAATCTGCGTAACATAGCTATAGATCCTTCAACCTCTCCCTTATCATTACAAGTAACGCTGACTGAATACTCATTGGTGGCATCACCAACCCACTCTTGTGCCAATATTGCAATATTGTTTTTCATTAGATACTGCGAAAGAAGCTGTAAATCCAAGAGATCAAATGCTATGTATACATGATTTGAGGCGATAGCCTGATTGTTTGGCTTAACTATTACCGGGAAAAAGTCTACGACATCGCAATCAGATAAAGAAGAAATTCTCTTATATTTAGGCAACGGAAAATTTTTGGCTTTTAAATAGTCGAAAAGGGCGCATTTATCCATGCAAAGATGAAATAGCGATTCCTGGTTTTGAATAATGAAAATGTTTTTTTCAAGAAAAAATGACATGTTATCATAAAACCAATAAGATTCTTGAATTGAAGATACAAAAATCAGTTTAATGTTATGGTCGTTTATTATCTTCATTACTGCATCAAAATAATGCTTGCTGGAGGGACTTGGAACTTGATAAAACGCATCAAGTTTGTCACGACAATTTATATACTCGACATTCACATCCGTTCCAACCAAGTATAGCGGAATTTCACTTGGTAAGCAAAGAGATTCGACAATTTGACTTCCAACTCCGATGCCACCAACAGCGGTTATTAATATTCCTTTCATGAGCGTTATCTCACTTTCGAAGTTTTTCTATTTTCCTTTCAATATCATTGATAATTCTACAATGGGAGGAATATTTTTCGCAGGCAAGGCTGTGTGCTAAACGATAGCACTGTTCAGCTTGAATACAATACTCAATCTTATTTGTACTGTTACTTGCTGATTTATATAAATCACCGATATACATTAAGTGCTCTATATTGGTAATTCTAGCTTGACCATAGAAATTAATATATATTTTGTAACCCTGTAATGCAGTATTAAGCGCACTTTCATATTCGCCTAGATACTTTTGTAGCATGCTCTCCCGCAATAGTATATTGCAGTAATAGACATCATCTGCCGCTGAATACTGTTTGTGCAGTGCGAATGCCCTCAAGATGTAATTCTTAGCATTATCAACATCACCTGATGCAATACAGCACTCCGCTAGGAAAGAGTATAGCCATGATATTTGCAGATAAGTATCATTTCTTTTTTGGGGAAGGCTGAATAGGAGGTTTAGTGCTTTCATTAATACCGCACGTGCGGCGGGGTTTTGATCTGGATCATTCCGACAAAGAACGATTCCGTAATCTGCATAAATATTTGCTACTCGCTCAGTTTGAGCACTCGTACTTTTGCTTGTTGTAGTTGAAAGGAGATGTATGGCCTTTTTAAAAAACTGAAGACCCAATCGCCGATTTCGATATTGGGTTGCGTACGTCCAACCCATTCCATAATACAAATATGCCATTTTATCGTCGGAAGCTGTGTGCACAAGTAGAAATTCTTCAATCCTACTCTGTAAAAGCAATGATTCTTCCAAGTAATTCCCAACACTTAATATTCGAGCAGCACGTAAACAAAACAAACATAAGTCTTCATCAAAGCTATTAATATACCTACATACACTATATGCTATTTCTGCATAGTATTTTTTTTGCTCAAAGGGGAGAGTGAATAAAGTAAAATCAGAAAACTCAGATGCAAATCGGCTAAAGAAATTAGTATATTTAGATGGGTCAAAAGAATACTCCGAAAGAACGATAGCTTTAATCAGCGGATGAACGATTACTAGGTCGCTTTTGTTGTCAATTTCTATCCAGCCGGCGGCACGTAGTTTTTCTAATGTTAAAAAAACGTCATCTGCTTGCTTTAGCCATCTATTTAAATCCGATGCAATTAATTGTGTAGGTGCGGTGAGGCACAAGAAGTAAAGTATATGTAGTTCGTCATCTGACAAACTGCTGCACCTAAAAAGTCCTAAGAGCATATTGTATGTGGTTTCAGATGAAGGGAGAGTTTCAAAATAAATTGGATGACTTAGTGAGTCCTTTGCCCCAAGGTTTTCAATTCTTGTTAGAATATCTTCTGGACGGCAACGGCTTAATCTCATTTGCTTTGCAACCAAAATTAATGTAAGTGTATGGTAGTCGAAGTATTCAAATAGCTTCCTCAGATTTGAGTCATTGGCGTTGATGTCTTTTCTTTCATAATTATCAAAAAATAACTTCATAATGTATTTTTCATCTGTGATTTTACGAAGTGTAAGGGTTTCACCAATTGCGCTAACATCATGGTAGGTGGTAAAAATAAATGTGGCGTTCAAGGAAGTGATTTCCTTATAATAGATGTCATTAAAAGTATATCCGTCGATTATAAATAGTGTTTGTGGAGTGACGAGCTCTTTAAGTTTTACTAGCTTTCTAAAGAAGTATTCTGAATCGCTTTCCAACGTATTATCTGGACGAATTTTGCGGCAAAAATTTGAAATGGTAACTAAATAGTCATCGCAGAAAATGTGTAAAAAGTCTTTTTCGTAGGGCAAAAACAGAACGTTTGTATATTTTTCACGGTTTAAAAGCACATATTTTTTAACTAAGGTAGTTTTAGCTATACAATCAACATACAACATCTTTTAAGCCTCGTGAAACTACTCAATCCGAGGCGCATACATAGAAATGTTCGTTTATAAGACCGCTGTTTAGATTAAACAACGCTGTTATAAGTGAACATTCTAAAAGCGAACGCACACTTTGACCCCCACAAATAAATAGCGCAAAAAAATAGGGCAGGAACGGAGTAATTTCCGAACCTGCCCTAATTCATTTTCGCACATTTCCTCAACTGAGAATATTCACACCCACAAAATATCCTCGGATAATTATTTGCCAAACATGACGATTGCACCGATGATACCACTCACAAGCAAAGTGCAGATACAGGTGATAACTGCAACTTTGATAGAGTTCACATTGCTGGCAATCTGCTTGTACGGTTTGTTCTCAGTCTCATTGACCTTTTCCGACAACTTACGCTCGGTTTCCTGCCAAGCTTTCACCTGTGCATCGACTTTACTGTTTGTGTCGTCCACCTTCGTTTCAATGTTGCTGACACGCTGTGCAATAAGCTCAACAGAAGTAGCAATCTTGTAGATAGCTTTCTGTTCGCTTTGGATTTCCTTCAGCTCATTTTCCAGATTATCAATTCTATGCGTATTGGACTTACATCTCTGTTCTGTCTCAATGAGCATAACAGTTTCCTGGTCAGTCATATGAGCACCTCCTGAATAAAGTTACTTCCCCTCTTCCTTCTTGACAGTAACCTTATTTGCGGGTGTGGCAGGGTTAATTACCTTGCTCATGTCGCACAGACTATCAATCATGTCGGCAATTGCGTCATAATCAATGTCGTAGTTAATGCCATCTGCGCTCGCCTTGAGCATCGCCAGAACCCACTCTTTTCGTTCTGCACCGTCTTTGAACTTAGTCTCGGCAGTCTCCATCAGCTTCATAACCTTGTCCAGGACGACGCCCCAGTTCTTCTCCTTGACAGCCTGCTTGATGTATTTCACAAGCTGAATAACGAGAGGAATGGCGGCTGCCAGACCGGAAGCGATTGCTGCGATGTACTTCAGAATCTCCAACCAATCCATAATCGTACCTCCATTTCTTTTTCTGGCAGAGTGTTATACTCTGCTTGTATAATCAAGAGAAATCCATCCAGCGCCGCTTTTAAGCTTTCCCCAGGATTTGGCGCCAGTTCCGTCTTTCTCTTCGACGATGGTATAAACCCCACCGCCCTTAATCTGACCGGCCACGGCGTATCCCGTACCGGCACCCTTGCGAATGTTCAGTACATCCGCCGTAACACGCACACGATACGGAACCGCAGAAGGTTTCTGTTCGGGCACAACCGGAGTCTTGCCTGCGTATTTGTCATAGAACTTCTGACCGTATGCCACACGCTTATTCTGGACTGCCGCACTCTGGTTCGCAGGACGCTCAAATTTCATCAGCACGGAATTGGATGCGGCAAGAATGGTCTTGGCGGATTTCAAATCGGCAAAAACGCCCTTATAGCTCTCGCTCAATTCCTTGTACAGGAATTCAAGCTGCATACCCAAATCTCCAACAGACTTCTTCTTGCTCTGCGCAAAAGCAAGTAGCGCTTTCTTTCTTGTGTGATATGTCCACTGTGCCAAGCCGTAGCCTGCGCTATCAGTCCCAAATTTTTTGTATGTGCCATTGTCAACAGCAGCGGTATAGGAAGCATCTGTATATCCAAGCCGCTTCTCATAGGCATTCTGGAGGTTGTCAGGGCGTAATCCAGACTCGGCATAGAGATTGCCCATCATACCTGCAACACCGTATTCGTTCCCAATCTTGCCAAGCAAGAAGCTCCAAATGATTTCCTCGTTTGTATTACCAGAAGGAGCGGACGGAGTAGACGGTATTGTCGGCGTGGTCGGTTTTGCGTTTGCCAGCGCAAGGTCAGAGGCCTTGAACGGACTCATAATGGAGTTTTTACCGTCCTCACTTTTGTTGATAACAACACGATTTCCACTTACAGAATGCACAATCCAGTTCTTTGCCCGAACCCAGCCAGGAACTGACTGACCGGAGTAATACTGTGTGCCGATAATCTTGACAACATCTCCCGCCTTAAATGCGCTGGTTGTAGGCGTGGTCGGGTTTGTCGGCTGTGTAGGTGCAACGCTACCAGAGGTTTTCATTAGCGCAGCGACATCGGCACGAGCCGTCGCCATAGACTTACCAAACTTCGGGAACCAGTGGTTGACATCGCCGTGGTTAGAGCCAAACCCAAGCGCATGACTGTCTGCATGGCATAAAATTGTAGGAACGGATACACCATTCATATTTACCGTGCCGTTTGGGTCAATATTGAACATTTTGCAAAGGTATGCCGTAATTTCACAGGCCTCTTTGTAGACCTTGTTGAAATATGTAGCATCGTTCAAACCGTCTTCACAAATCTCAAATTGAATCCAACCATTGTTACAGGAACCCTTGTTGCCAGAGCCGCAACCCCACGGGCGATAATTCCACGGCATAGTCTGTACTGTAGTGACAGTCCCGTCCGCCAATTTACCAATCCAGCAATTCAGGCCAGCCTGACGGTTGATATGGTTCCAGTCGTTTCGGTTCCCATTTGTTCCGAGAAGTGCCAAAAGCTCTGCTCTGTTTGCAGCACTATCATCCGGCTGGACATAGCGCCGCAAATTCGGATTGTTTGCACCGGTGCTGTGCCAAAGAACGCCTTTGACGGTCATGGTGCTTGTCCCTTTGTAGCAAGTACTCTGGGTCATCATGCATTCCAACGGTCTATTCGTTGAACTGTATTTCATTTTTCCTCCACTTGTCGAGGGAACGGTAGTGACCGGTTTCTCATCTGAAACAGCCGGATTATAAATAAAGCCAAGGAACTTGTACGCAGCTCCTTGACCCCAGTTACCGTTTCCCTTTGTTCTTGTCTTGTTCCAAAACGGATTGGAACTGCCCCATCCGCTTTCGGATGTATAGACCTCCGTATCACTTACGACCTTCTCAACAATAGCAACATGACCCGCCCCATCAGAGCCGTTTAGTGTAGCGCCTTTCTGCCAGACCATGCAGGCGCCAAGTTTCGGTGTCTGCCCTGTTTTAAGAGAGGTTCCCTTATACTGAATGAAGTTCTCTGCATTCACGGGTCTTAGGTACTTGCAGTATCCATACCCTCCAATTTCGTTAAATCGTCCGTAAGCATACCCTACACAGTTAGAAAGGACATCGCAGTCCTTATCTATGGGACTGCCTTTAATGGCGTCGGAGTAGCCGCCATTTGCTTTGGTTATGTAATACTTATTACCAGCTTCCGGTTTGCTGGTTCGCATCTTAAACGCCACGATACATCACTCCTTTGTCCGTTATCCAACGGAGCCATTGTCGGCACCGTAATCATATACATTGACGGTTGCACCGTTTGTAAACGGCACTGGCTCGGTGCTATCAGCGCCAGCGGAAAGAATCTCATTCAACGACCCGTTATTCTCTTCGCCAGATATGCCAGCGTAGCGTTCTCTACGCAGCTTCACATTTTCGCTCTGCTTCTTCGCACAATACGCTTTCAGGCAATAAATCGCATAGATGAGAACCTGTGCGGCAATGTCGGTGATAAGGACACCGAGATAGGTTAAATCATGAAGTACCCACATAGCCGCCATCGCATAAATCATTACGGCGTTAAATAACACGAAGAGGTAAATAGCAAGCAGCTTGCTTGTTTCGATGCGCTTGGTATCATATTTCCGTTTTTCTTCGCGGAGCGATTGCTTGTACTGCTTTTGAACATTTTCCCTGCGAATCTCAGCCATCTTAAGCTGATACTCTCTTTTGGACATTCTCATGTTAATCACCACCTTCTGTATAAAAGCCAAGTTTTATATGCCATAAATGCATTGTGGGAGCCTGCTGGTGTAGCACGGCTCCCACTTTTTATTTCTTACGCATTTCCACCGCTCAGGATTTCTTCTGCTTCCTCAGCTGTAATCCATTTGCCAACGGCATTCATCACCATCTGCCGGTTCCAAAGGCCACGGTCATAGTAGCCTTTGACTTTTTCAAATCTTGCACTATGCTCATTCATTGGCGTTTTCCTCCTCTTCTGTAGCAACATAGGCCGGGTCATCCACCGTGTCATCGTAGACAGCTTCACCCTCAATGTCGCCTACGCTCACAGTCTGCGCTTCAGCTTGCTCTTCCATAGGCAGGTCATAGCCGGTCATCATGGAAAGGTAGTCCACATTTGCTGCATTCTGCGCGGCGACCTTATCCTGCTGCATCATATATTCACCGCTGGGAATATCCTTGAAATCGACTTCGCCGTTCTCACTGATTAGGTTTCCAGCAAGGTTATAGACGATACCATTGATAGCGACGCCCTGTGCGTTTTCATAATCACACAAGCCATAAGCACCGTTCTCCTGCAGGTAGACCCAGTTCGGCTGCTCAACAAGCGCGAGCAAGCTGCCGTTCTTCAGAAACTTTACCATGTCCTGAATCCTCCTTGTTCTTGAATAAACTGTTGTAGAAAGCATCCATCTTCCGCAAAACAAGCGTGCTGTTTCCACGAATCATATGTCCGCGCCAGCTCTGATAGGCTGTCTCTACATCTGTGATAGTGAATCTTCCTTCATCTATCCACCTTCGGAATATTCTGAGTTTCTTCCGCATTTTAACCGGTGACTTTCGGTTCATCTTGCGAATGACTGCGCCGGTTTCATTCAGGAAGAACTTCGTTTTCAAGAATTTGACTCCCTTGCGCAGCGGCGCTATCTTTGTCTTCTTCTCGTTCAAAACAAACCCGTATTCCTTGCACTTCTTTCTGATTTCCTCCATGCAGTATTTCAGATATTCTTTGTCCTCATGTATCAGATAGAAGTCATCCATATATCTTCCGTAGTATTTGATGTGTAGCTGTTCCTTTATGAAGTGGTCAAGCGGGCTTGCGACCATAAGCGCATCTATCTGCGATACCTGGCTGCCAAGTCCAAAACCAACATCTCCGAAGTCCTCCATGAACTGGCAGGCAATACGACGCACATCATCGTCATGTATCCTGCGCTCCGCTTCTCTATAGATAATAGAGTGCGGCGCACTGTTAAAGAAATCGGAGAAATCGCCCGTGAGAACACCGCCAGATTCTACGCCTTCGACGCCAAACTTTCGATAGAATCTGTGCAGGTGCCTGTCCAGTCTGTCCATAGCAAAGTCAACACCTTTGCCTTTCAGACTTGCGGCGTTGTCAAAAACAAATGAGTGAGAAAACACAGGGACAAGTATATTGTCGCAAAGACATCTCTGTACTACGCGCTCGGAGATATGAACGCTCCGAATATGCCGTAGCTTTCCGCGCTCAATTAGGTCAAAGTCATGGAAGCCACGGCTCCTGAACTCTCTGCGCAACAGTGCGTCATGCGTGCTGGCGGTGTTCGTGGTAATGCGGCTCATATAGCTTTGTGTACTGTTCTTCCACATAACCCCTTTGCAGCAGTTCTTGCCCGCCTGATAAAGGTGCTCATAGGAGAATACATCTTCATAGCGTCCATAGCTTTCACTGTAGGCAATCCTTTTCGCCTGACGAGTTGCCACTCTGCGCTGATATCTGATTTCATGTCTTTCCTTACTGTTCATACATCATCCCTTATATACAAGAAAATTGGGTGTGCCGTACAGTCTTATTGTAGGCGGGAGTTCTAACTGCGTAGTCCGCACCATGAAACCGACTATTCCCGTATTCATCGGCCATGCAAGAAGCGTCATCCGGTGCATATCATCGACACACTGTTTTGAGCATATTTCACTATGCTACAGGAACAAGTCTCCCTTCTGCAGAAGTACAAATTTCGCCACGAGGGTTACTTTGATTGACCTATAGACCTACAGAATCCGAAAGCGACGCCATTACTGTTGTTGGCGTTGTTATTGTTGGCGTTGCCGTTGCTGTTGACATTACAGAAATTATTGCTGTTGCCAGAATTAGGAGAACGCTCCCACCAGTTGTTAGCGGAGCCACCACAGCAGTCCAAAAGCCCACAGAACACAACAAGACGAGACTTGACCTTAGAGAAACTTAATCTGCCGGAATACTGTTATCTTCGTATTCCTTGAATTTTTCCTTGAACCGTTTCCGGTCTGCTTTCTTGACGCCCGTAATAAGGTCAC